CATCTGGTTCTAAAAAATAAAGGCCAACATCATCGTAAACAGCCGTCCAAGTAATACCTGTGTTATTGTGCAAAGTCGTAACCACAGGCGCATCCGTTCCTGTTTGGGTAAGCAAAGCCTCGAAATATAAATACGGCAGATTTACAACAGGATTAAGGGGGTCGGTATCGTCAACAAGGTCGCCCGTAACGGATTCGACACCGCCGCCACCTCCACCACCACCTGGATTCAAATAGCCCTCCAACGTTTCTGCAAGGTCGGTAGCGCTTGTACTCGATGGGCTTGATACGTCCGAATAAAGGAATTCGTACCGCTCGCCCGTGTAATCGGTCAGCCTCACATAGTCGCCGAACGTATCAATGCGGCAGTTGTCCTTGCGTATTACCGTTTCGACCGTTCCCGATGTGATGGTTAAGGTCAGCGTTTGGTTGGTTATCGTACTCATGCGTTCAAATATCCTCGAAGTGTTAAAAGTAAAGCCGATGCACTTGCGCTAACAGGCGAGGTAACGTCGGTATAGATAAATTCAACGGGCGAACCCTCATAGTCACGAATCATAATCCAGTCGCCATTGCGCCGGATTGTGGTGTTACGCTTCGTAAATGACCGCCTTTCGCCGCCATTGACTATCGTAATCTCTTTGGTGTCGTTGGTGATTGTCATGCCTTGCCTCGATAAAGTAGTCCGGTACCTGATTGGCGGTTAACAACATCGGCCACAGCGTCGCGGTAATCCTCTTTGTTCCCTGCCGCTGAAATCCGAATCGAACCCGAGCGCTTTGAGTGTTTGCATTTCAGCCATTCGGGGTAATCTGCATAGTTCGCATCGAGAAACTCAACCAAACGTTGCTCATATACCATCGCCGCCTCGGTTGCGCTCGATACGATTGCATGAACATCGGTCGAATTGGACTGCTGCGAACCTTCAACCACCTTGCCTACCACGCCGTTCGAAGTCAGCGTAATGCGATTGGACTTGACAAACCTTGCAAACGCCCGATAGCATAATACCGGCTTCAAATACGGGTGCAAATCAAGGTAGTTCATCGGCGAAATTTCTTCCACGACCTTATTGTACAGGTCAACCCCAAGCAATTCGCGCAAATCCAAGTCGTGCGCCTCACGAATAATGGGCTCGACACGCGCGGCAGGTATGTTACTGCTTAGTGGCCGGTACGTTGCAATGTCTTCTACGGTGATTAAGTTCATGCGGCAGGTGTTGTTTGGAAAATTGCAGGTTTTGGCTTGATAAATACAGGTTGCCCAAATAGCATCGAGAATTGTTCGGCAACTACGGTGCGATCGGATTCAGTATAGGCCGTATAAAACGAATGCGCATCGTTAATTTCGTTGGACGTACCCAACTTACCCGCTTCCAAAATGCCTATAAGCACGGGCGGGATTTGATAGTTCTGAACGATTGCCTTGATAACCGATTGTTCGGTGTACTCCCACAGCTTGTCGTTGTTCTGAATGGTGAACGGCACCAGTTTCGGAATTTGGCTTTCGTCGTCCGCTTCAATCACCATCACATTACCGACACGTTCTGCACCCTGGAACTCTTCAATGCTTTTAATAAATTCATCCCGCTGCGTATCATTTTCGAACTTACCGAAATGAACCAGCATGTGCGAGGCCATAAAGTTGGTTCGGATATTCTTGCTCTTAAACAGCTTGATTTGGGATGTGGTAATTGCGTCCTCTAACACGGGGTCGATTGGAGCAAGTGGGTACTGGCAACGATTGGTAGTGTAATAGAACAACTGGCCTTTGTACGCGCCCATTTTCTGCTCGATTGTATCGCCCTCACATTCGTTGATTTCGGTTAATACGGTATTTGGACTGAATTCATTTACCCAAATAATGTCCTTTTGCCGAAACTGCTTATTCGGGTCTCGGTGATCCCAATTCGGATGGATGCCGTACATGCTGGCTTTCTTGTCGATACCAATTCGAACCATCTCAAACGGTACGTGCGTGCGTGTAGTTGGATTTCCGTTCACATCGTAGTTGACGTGTACAGCGAATCCGTTCCACATGCAGAAATCTTCCGCGCATGCACGTATCAATTCGTTAATGGACTTGGCCGCATCAATACCGGCAATGGTCGCGCCCGAACCGAACACATATTTCTGCTTCATCGGGGTGCAACTCGAAGCCACACCGGACGATTGTATCACATCCCGAATCCTTTGCGGGTAAGCGTTGTCAGCATCGTAACCAAGCACGCCGAACGACTTGAAATCGACGTTTACATTACGTTGCCGCGTCTTACCGGTTACGACTTTAACTGCCATTGCTTACTGCTTTGAATTTTTACGTTTAGGCTTTGGTGCTTCAACCGGTTCGGTAGGTTCGGATTCTTCCGGTTCGGTTTCGGTTGAAACCATTTCAGCCATTCCCATAGTAAATGGTGAGCCATCAAGCATCGTGACGTGCGCGGCCATTCGTGGTTGGATAGCGATAAGCTGTTCCAGTTCTTCGTCGGTAGTATTCATCTCATTGAACACCTTCGGGTCGCCGAACGGACGGAATGGTTTCGGAATCTTGTACTTTGTCAGCTTTGGCATAACGTGATTTGTTTGTTTACGATTCAAAGATATTGATTTGCCCGATTTGGCAATAGTCGCAAGTTCGACCAAGCACTCGATTGCGCAGTTATAGCAGCCTCGATTGCGTTCATTTTTGCCTGTAACCTCCCGATACAAAGCGAAGATGCGCCCCATCGCGTGCTGTTCGCTACGATGAAGCGCATCTCTTAAGGTTTCTACTTGCTGCTTTAATTCAGCCGCTTCCATTACTCGGTTACCAAGGCCAACAATGCAGCCTTAGTAGCGGTGTAGGAAGTATTGAAGAAGGTTGCAGGGAGGTTTGGCTCCTTCTCAAATTCGGTAGAAACAAGAACAACATTGTATGCACCTTGGGTATCGGTGTCCGCTGTGATGCGCTCCAAAGTGGCTGGCTTCAATCCGGCTTTCATTCCGTAGATTTCGAATGCCACATCGCCGTCTGCACCTTTGAATCGGTTCTCAACGATAGCAACCACTTTCTTGGTCACCATTCCCTCAAGGTTCTTTTTCACGTCCGGCCCGTTATTGAACACCTTGAACGTAACCTCATGGTCGTACACGTCAGAATAGCGCTGCACAACCAATGCAGCACGTGGTTCAATCGAGCTGTTTTTGCCCTCGAACTTAAAACCGCGTGCGCCGGATTTCAGCGTGATGCCGGTAATAAGGTTCGGGTTTGATACATCTTCGGTGAAGGATTCAATATCCTCCAAGTTGAACAAGTACAACATGTCCTGCACTCCCCCCGAAATGGGGGTCGCGCAGTTCAATAGTTCGTCCTGAATAATTCCGTCACATCCTGTTGCCATATTGTGCCTCCTTTCTTAGTAAGCAGCTTGGATCAGGTAATCTTCCATCACCTTCGCGTCGATTTTGTACATACCGCGCAAGTTGGTGGTTTCGTCCTTCATCTCAAACCATTGTTTGAAACTCATATCGGCAGAATCCACACCTACTACCAAGTTCGATTTGGTGGTGTACAATGCGCGGTGCGGTAAGTCCCAAGTGGTTCCGTTATCGAAATCGGCGCGGATGGTACGATCCCAAAAATTGAATCCGTAGATAACAATTCCTCGATATGCAACGCGCTGAATACCGTTAACGATATTCTCCAAGGTGAACACAACCGACTTGCTTTCAAGATAGTTGATGTAGTTGTCAAGCAGCGATTGGGTGCTGATGATGATTTGGTCGGGCTGTGTACGCAAACGGTAATCCGCTTTGGTCAAAAGTGCATTGTACACAAGGTAAGCGCGGTCAGTTGCAAGCGCGTCTTGTGCTGTTTTTGACACTCCGCTGTTTTCCGAAATGGCAACTTTACGGCTTGAATCGGCTGCAACGATGTCGAAGATTTGCTTCCACAAACCGTCGATAATGTTGTAGTCGTCAACGTCAACACCCGAAGTGATTGCTCCAGCAGGGCTGTCGTCAACGTTCGCAGCGTCTTTGTCGTTGAACCACACGATACGAAACGCATCTTCGAGCATCCCGTCCGATGTGCGTTCAGCCAAGAATGAAGCCCACTCAGTGCCGGTAAGGTCAGCTTGGTCAAGGCCAAGTTTCTTAGCGTACACCATGAAGTTGCCCTCCAAGTTTGAATAGCACTCGGACAAGTACACCTTAACGTTTTCGGGATCCCAGAACTTTTGTGAAGCTGAAATCTCACCGTTGGTTGGGGTGGATGAACAGCCTGCGTCTTTCTTGGTTACTTTCTTTAGCAAGCCTAAGAACACGATTTGCTTTTTCGCAACGATGCCGGTCTGTACCGTGTGAAACTCGGTAAGGTCGGGTTTGGCAAAGGTCAATTCCTTTACTGCTTCGTTGAATGATTTTACCTCTTCACCATTCCAAGTGATCGAGGCGAGGTCGATAATGTTTGACATTGTTTATGAAAGGGATTTGAGGTTACTTTTTTGCGGATGCTTTTTTGGCATTCTCCAAGATTGCAGCCGTAGTGAATGACTTCGCAGCAGGTTCTTGTTTGCGGTGATTGAAATTTTGGGTACGGGTCGGAAGCACAACTTTCGATTCAAGTTTGGCTTGCATCTCAGTGATTACGTGCTGCGCGGTTTTGATGCTGTTTTGGAACTCAGCATTTTCGGTCTGGAGCGCGGCAATCGTTGCGTCTTTCTCGGCAATCGATGCTTGAAGTGCTGCGATTTGTTCTTCGGCAGACGCAGCAGCAGGAGGCGTAACAGCAGTAATTGCTCCGGCTTCGGTGGTAATCATAGTACCATCGGCTAAGGTGTGTTCGCCA